CTCTTAAATCGAATGTTCTAACACCATCTACGGTAATTCTGCCGTAAAATCTGTTGTTCACCATCTTTTTCGCGTAACGAGTCATTATACCTTTAATCGGTGTAAAGTTGAATGGGTTGTACATTGTAGGTGTTAATTGTAATGGTACATACGGAGCGTAGATGTATCCTGTGTCTAACAATGATGTTCCTTTGTGTCCTACTAACACTGTGTTAGCTGGGAAGTAAGGGTCACGGTAAACTTGGTAACGACCTGCTAATGTTCCAACTCTTTCAATACCCATATTGTATTGGTCTTGTTCTGGAGACGCGTTAGATACGTGGAAGTACTCTAAATCGTCAAAGATAGCAGAGATTTCAGAAGAAACCACAATCCAGTTAGCACCACCTCTTAATGTAGATTTGTGGATTTGAGCAGATAATTGGTTAATCGCTGTAATCAATGTTTGGTTCCAGTCTTTTTGAGTGTAGTTAGTCGTGTTAGCGATTCTTCTCCATCCGTTGTAATCCCATCTTAAAGTCCAAGCCGCACCTTTACGTAAATCTCTTAAGATTTCACGGTCGATTTCAGCCGCAACTTGTTCAGATAATAAAGCTGTTAATTCAGCTTCAGCATCGATGTTGTGGAAAGCCGCAACGTCTTGAGCTAACTCAGGAGACCATTGTGCTCTTAATTTTCTTTCTGTAACAGATACAGTAACTGAATCTAAATCAAAAGAAACCTCACCGATTTTGTCTTCAAATTCTAATTCTTCGTAACGTCTGAATACCGCTTTAATCGCAGTATCTTGAGATGCTCCACTCCAGTTAGCAGCTGATAAAGTTGCTCCTGAATATCCATCTAAACTATTTGAACCACAATCAGCACATACTGGTATTTGTGTATCAACTTCTAAATAGATTGTACCTTGAGAGTCACAAATATCTTTGAAAGAACCTCCGTTACCTAAATTTGCGAATGTTGCTGTTGTAGTATTTCCGTATTCAACAATTCCTTTACCATATTTTTGAGTAACAACTCTAAATAATAAGTTAGTAAATGTAGAAACACCTAAATCAGTAGCAACACCTGAAGTTGCAGTAAATAATCTAAGACCTGATAAAAATTCTTCAGAATCCATTTCTTGACCGTTTGGTCCGATTAATTTTCCGTCACCTGTGTTAGAGAAACCTGTCATTGCAACTAAGATTTTTCTTGCTTCACCAGATGGAAGAGCAGTTTTAGTTAAATCACCGTTAACCCAAGTTACAGTAGTACAAGTAGCAGTGATTGCTGACCATCTACCTTTAGAATAATCGAATAAACCTTCAGGGTCTAAACCTGGTTCAGTTCCTTCGTAGAATAAATCATAAAGATTTTTTTGGTAAGCTCCTGTAGACGTTCCGTAACCACCATTTACATCACCAGGATAATTACCCGGAGAACCGATTGGTGCGTAGTGTTGTCCTGAACTTTCAGGGATTCCATTAGCAGATGTTGCTCCTGTAAATCCTTGAATTTTTGGTACGAAGAAGAACAATTTACCGATTGGTAAGTTCATAGCTTGTACAGATACGATTTCATTCGCTAATAATTTAGAGAATACTCTTCTTACGATAGGGAATACAACTGTTTCAAATGAACCATTTGAACCTTCTCCTGTCGCTTCGTTTATTAAGAAAGACGCTTGATTCTCATATAACTGAGCTACGTTTTCTCTCATATGTCCTTTAAGACCTTCTAGGAATCCTAATTTATCCCATTTGTTGATTGTGTCTTCTTTAATAACTTTAAGGTGTTTTAACCCGATGTTACCAACTAGACCTGATTCTAATAATGCTCCCATTTTTTTGGTTTTTATTAATTTTAATTTATTTTTATTTATTTAATTTTTGTCATTAAATCTTTCATTCTTAAGAACTGTGGATTCTCATATGTTTTAGATTCAATTAAGTTAACTGCTCCTGTAGAAGGTGATTTAGCAATTGTTCTTTCGATTGACTCATTCATATTTTGAGATTTAGTATCTAAGGATAATTCATTTTTAACGACTTGATATAAATTTTTAGATTCTTTAATAGTTTCAACACCATCAAATCTTCTTAAAATGTTAATTTTTTCTTGTTTTGATGTTGAATGTTCAGTGAACAAACGTGTAGCGTAAGCTAAGTTTGAATTGAATATTGCAACCTCGTTTAATTTACTTCTAAAAACATTAAGTGCTTTTCTGTACTCTTCATTTTTCTCTCTAAGAATTTGTAGTTCTGTATTAGAAGTACTTTCTTTGATAGCTGTATTAAATTTAGAGTGAGCTCTTGGTTTTGGTAAACCACCTTTTCTGAAATTAGACCCTGAACCTAATGTTCTTACAGCCTCTTTTGTTTCAGATTTTTTTACAACAGGTTTTTCATCAAATTGTTCTTTAGTTTCAACTTTTTTAACCATTTTGTTTTTACCAAGTTTAGTCCCAGCATTTTCACCGTCTTTGAAATCAAATTTAGCTTTACCTGTACCAACAGATTTAGGAGCCTCTTTCATTTTAGTTTTGAATCCTGTTCCTTGGTTAGGTTTTGCGTTATATTTGAATTTTGGACTTCCGATTCCAACTCCTTTAGGTTTGATTGTAGCTTTTTTAGATTCGTAAATAGAATCGTCTTCCATTTCTTCATCTAATTCTTCGTCAAATTCTTCGTCAAATTCTTCGTCTAATTCTTCGTCGAATTCTTCATCTAACTCTTCGTCATCCATTTGGATTTCATAAACGATTTCTTCATCGTCCATTCCATCTTCTTCGTCAAACTCTTCAAACGCCATTCCGTCTTCGTCTTCTTCGTCATCAGAACTAAACATTCTTTCAACAATAGATTCAATAGATTCATCATCCATTCCATCTTCTTGTTCGTCTAATTCTTCTTCATCTTCTTCGCTTTCGCCAACAATCATATACTCTTTACCAGTCTCCTCATCTTTAAGGTGAGTGTTTCCTTTGTCGTCTTTTGTTACGACAATATTATCATCTGGTCCCATAAGTTGAAATACTCTAAGTACTTCTTCATCGTCTGCGTCAGTTAAATCGATGGTATCGTCTTCGTCGTCCATATCTTCTTCGTCATCGAATTCGATATCTTCTTCGTCGTCCATATCATCAGTATCCATTTCGTCACCTTCTTCATCTGATTCATCGTCGCTCATATCAATATCAGCGATATCATCAGAACCCATAGGCTCATCCATTTCAACGTCATCGGTTTCAATCTCATCATCAGCTTGTTCTGATAAAGATTCTTTTACTAGGTCTTTGATTTCTTGTTTCATTGTAGAAGCAAGTATTCCTTTTGCATTTTCAGCGACTGCCTCTTCCAAATTTTTCATTTGGATGATAGCCTCTTCAACTAAAGATTTTTCTTTTGCCATTGTTTTTATATTGGTTTTAATATATAAATATCTCCCAATGCGAAAAAAGTTTAAATCACACTCATTTCACGTCAGGTTTTTTATACATTCATAAATATCACCAAAAAATAAAAAGCATAAAAAAAGAGGACGTTTGTCCTCTTTTGTTTAATAATTAAAATTTTAATTACTCAATAACTTCGTCAATTTTACTTTCAACAATTGCTGTAATTCTCCACTCCATTGTGTAATGTTCAAAAACTTTAGTAACTTTCGCCTCAACGTCAGTAGGGTTATAACCACTCACTAATTTTTCTTCTCTTAATTTTTTAATCTTACCTGACGCCTCATCAAGTGAGTCTAAGGTAACTTTTGCGATAAAATACTTTTCTTCCATTTTTTGTTATTTATTTAGTATCCCAAATAATCGTTTAATTTTTTCATTAAGTCAAGCGATTTATTTCCGGAATCTCCAACGTGTCTTTCAACACTTATTTTTTTCTCTTCTTCTAAGTTCTCGTCGTATAGTTGTTTATCCTCTTTATTTAAGAATAGATACGCTCCCGGAGTTGACGGTGAAGATACTAAGTCAAAACAGATTAATTCAAAATCGTCTTGAACTTCATTTTGTTCACCAATCTTTTTAAGGGAACCTACACCTCTTGATGAGATACCTAATGTTACACCTTGTCTTAGGTAGTTAGCTGCTATATCACCTTTGGTTGAACAAATCCCACTTTCGTGATATCCCGGCGATGTAAGTA